CCCCCCGTCCCTCGAGGAACATAAACAATGACCATGCTTACAATAACTGATATCCAAGAATATGTGCCCGATGTTTTAGATTATGGCATCACAGATTTCACCGATGAAATCACTAAGACTGAACAGGACATATATAGGCAACTAAGAATTCGTTGGTGGCCTACCTGGAAAAGCAATAGGTATGACATTGTGGTTCGAGGCATTGCTGTGGAGATGGATCAGACCTTACTAACAGTGGGCCAATTCACTCGCGCAGCAGTATATTTGTGCATGGCCGATCATATACTACCAAAATTAAGCAAATTCCAACCTGAAGGTGACAAATTCAAAGAGATGATGCAGCATTTCACCACTCAATTTGAACGCGAATTTCAGCTGGTATTGCAAGATGGAGTAGAGTATGATTACAATGATGATGGCACCGTAGAAGCTGGGGAACGCCAACCTCAATACTTTATGAGGTTGCAACGATGAGCGTTCGCAACGAAATCGCACTGGATATCGTAGCACAATTGCGTGATATTGACGATCCTCGTATTGGATTTGTTACACGCGACCCAATTGTGCCTGCGGAATTGGCCAATAGTCAATTTCCCTGCATCACAGTGGAATTATTACGCGAAACTAGGCTGGACGAAAGTATGCGACCCAGTCGCACACGCAGTGGCACACTGGAAATAGCCATCACTGGTTATGTTCAGGGTGTAGAAATCGATCAGCGCCGCAACACCCTGATTGAAGCCATTGAAGATCGCCTAGAGCAGGATCGAAAGCGGGATAATTACAGTAAGAATGCACGAATTACCGGCATTGAACTACAACCAACCATACCACCTTATGGTCAGTTTGTAATGAGCTATGAAGTTTTTTATACATATACAAGAGGGGAAAGTTAAACTATGATAGACACCACAGGCAAAATAGCAATGCATAATGGTGGCGGAATTCGCTGGGTAGCACCCAGTGAGGTCGCTAGTTGGGAACAGGCAGGTTATGTGCGTGCACCTGATCAGGCTGATGCCCCAGTAGCTGCCATACTACGACCACCTAAGACTGGCAGTAAAACCACACAGGAGACAGAATAATGGCAACATTTACAGGGCAAGACGGCGCACTTTTTATCCAAGGCGTCGCAGTTGCTGAAGTCCGTAGCTTCAGCATTGACATGACCAATAACACAGTGGAAAGAACTGTGATGGGTGATGACTGGAAATCACACTACTCAACACAAAAAGAGTGGTCAGGCAGCGCAGATATTTACTATAACCAAGTAAGTGGCGGCACCACTGCTAATGTATCCGGTATCAGCAGCATCACAGTGGGCAACAGTGCTGCATTTATTGGCTATCCAGCTGGCAATAGTGCCACTTCAGGATATCCAAAAATCGCCGGTAGTATTATTGTTACCGGCTTAAGTGTTAGCACCAGCCTAGACGGTATGGTAGAAGGCACCATTAGCTTTACTGGCAATGGCGCAATGACACTTACCGATGCAACAGGTAGCTAATCAGTGATCCGGGTTCTGCTTGACCGTCAATCTTTACCTGGATTACAACAGGAACTGGGGGCATTTACTGAACAGGTAATGCGTGAGTTCCAGACTGCAGCACGAGCTCTTACCCCAGTTCGTTCTGGTGCTGCCCGAGCCGCCTGGCAATCACAAGGCCGTGGCCTGAAAACAACCATAATAAATGCACGACCCTATATTCGGCAGCTTGATCAGGGTAGTAGTCGTCAAGCACCACGGGGTATTGTGCAACCCGCAATTAATCAAATAGCTAGAAGGTATTAACAATGACAAACTCAGTATTACAGAAAGCAACCGAACATTTTAGAAGTAGACTGGATGGCAGTTTACGCAGCATCGCGGTGCCAGAATGGAACACCACTGTGTATTACTATCCAACCAGCACTCTTAAAGACGAAAGCACCATATTAAAATTACAGCAAGAAGGCAAGACAGTGGATGCCTTGGTGCAGAGCCTAATTGTTAAAGCTCGCACTGCGGAAGGCCATCGTATGTTCAGTGCTGCAGATCGCATAACACTGTTGAATGAAGTAGACCCACAGATTGTTATACGCATTGCCTCAGCACTAAATGGTGTGGATACAGATTCAGTTGAGGACATAGAAAAAAACTAAAACAGGATAGTGACATTTACTTTCTAATGCAGGTCTGTCGTGAAATCGGAATAACATTAGAGCAAGGAATGAATCTATCCCAATTCGAATTAAAATGCTGGGCTGCTTTTTTCCGTATAGAGCAGGAAAGAAATAAGGAACTCTTAAAAAATGGCCGACACCGCAACAATTAAAGTCCGTGCTGATACCACACAGGCAGAACGAGCACTGGGTAATTTACAAACAGCACTGGCTGCCGTTGTTACAGTAGGCACCGCTCGCGCTCTGGCCAGTATAGCAGATGTCAGCACCACACTAACCAATAGACTTAACCAGGTCGCTGTGGCACAGGGCGATGTAGCTGGCACCCTTCGTAATATCACACAAATAGCTAACACAGCACGAACTCCACTGGCCGATACCGGTCAACTATATTTTACTATTGCTCGTAGTGCCCGAGATCTAGGTGTAAACAATGAACAAGCTCTACGCACCACAGAATTAATCAGCAAAAGTTTAAGTGCCAGTGGCACCAGTGCACAAGCAGCCAGTGGTGCCCTAGTGCAATTGGGACAGGCCCTGGCACAGGATTCAGTTCGTGGCGATGAACTAAACAGTATCCTGGAAGGCATGCCTGATTTAGCTATAGCTATAGCTAATAGATTTGGTGTTACAGTTGGTGCATTAAAATTATTGGGTGAACAAGGTCGAATTACCGGTCGTGATTTAATTGACAGTGTGGCCGCTGCTGCAGATCAGATAGAGCGTAATTTTGCACGAGCACTACCCACCATCAGTCAGGCACTAACAGTGTTAAGCAACAGCTTTACCAATTTTGTTGGTGAACTGGATCGCGCAACTGGTGGTGCTGGCACTGCGGCTAATGCTATTATACGCATAGCACAGGCTGTAGATAGTTTAGCAGCCAGCCTGAACATAATTAAGGGCATATTGGAAGTAGGTTTAATTGTTGCAGTAACAGCTCTAGGATTCAGGTTTGGAACTGCACTAATGGCTACTGGCGGTTTAATCGCTACTTTAGCCGCAAGCTTTCGCAGTTTAGGGACCACTGCACGGAAAACATATGAATCCATAAGGGACTATGTCCGAATGACTCCACGCTTTAATGTAGGCCCTTGGGAGTCATTCAAACAATTATTACGAGAACTATCCCATAGACAAGATCATCTTGCTAAACAATACCCAACGGTTTTTGCCACTATATCAGGACTTGGTGCAACAATTTATACCTACTGGGATAGAGTAGTAAATCGAGTTAAAGAATATCTAGGCCTTACCAGATCCATAGTAGTGGATCAGGGGGAAATTAATGGCCTATTAATGCAACAAGCATTTATTGAACAACACATTGCTGATCAAACCCAGCGTAATGGTAGGCGTGCCGTAGAAGAGGAAGGCTTGCGACTTAAAGCCCAATACAGTCGTGAAGCCAGTTACCGTCAATTAATAAAATCTGCGGAACAAGAAATGGTTCTTGCAGGCCTCACCGGTCAGGAGCGTGAACGAGTTGCACTTATGTATAGACTGGAAAATGCCCTTGTAAAAGAAATAACGGACAGTCAGGGTAAATTAATTGGATATTCAGAGGCAGTTACCAACGATGAAATGCGCAAATTATCGGCCATTGAACAACAAAGACAGCAATATGAAAGAATCCAAACTCTAAACGAAGAAATAAGACAGGCTGGTGAATCAGTAATAAAATCCAGTGCACAGGCCTCAGACCCAAGAATTGCTGTAGAACAAAAATTCATTACAGATCGAATCGCACTGGAAAATTATTTTATTCAGAATAGTTTAATGAGTGAACAGCAATATCAGGATGCATTAACCAGATTAACCACACAATATACTCGTGATAGAATAAGTGCAGAAATGCAACTTACTAGAACAAAATTGGACGAACAGTTTAAATTGGAAAATGCTGCACTGATTCGTCAGAATGAACTATTTAAAATAAGATTACAACAATTACAGGAACTCAGCGAGTTAAGCTATAACCAGGCCAATCAGGAATTAATTTTTGAAAATACCATGTTCGAATTGCAATCGGCCAATATTGCCAGAACAATGAATATGCAATTCACTATGGCCAATCAGGAATTAATACTAAAAACACAGATCTATGATCTAGAAGTGCAACAACAAGAACGACTGAATGCCATGCGTCAGAGCATGTTTCAGCAGGATTTACAGCGTCAGGGTTTCACGCTGGAAAATGCTAAAGCTATGGCCCGTGAACGAGCTGCATTCGAACAGAAATCAGAAATGGAAAAAACGCAATTTGCCCTACAGCAAGGTGCAACCATATTCGATAGTTTAGGTCGTTACAATCGTCGTGCGTTTGAAGCAGCCAAGGCCTTTAACATTGCCAATGCCATTATGAATACTTACATGGGTGCTACAAAAGCCCTTGCTACTTATCCTCCGCCATTCAATGTATTGGCAGCTGCCGCAGTGGTAGCTGCAGGTCTAGCGCAGGTCGCACAGATTAGGTCGCAGACCTATCAGGGTCGAGCTCTGGGCGGCAGTATAGTGGGAGGTCAACAGTATATTGTGGGTGAGCGTGGGCCTGAATTAATAACTGCACCCAGTGGTGGAGGCATGGTCACACCCAACAACCAATTAGGTGGCACTACCAATATTAACTTTACTGTGAACACTGTGGATGCACGAGGATTTGACCAGTTGCTGGCTGAGCGACGACCAATGATAATTAATATGATAAGACAAGCACAAAACGACCGCGGTCGAAGAGCTACAGTATAAAGGCAACAATATGTCAGGCACCTTACCCATCACAGATTTTGTTAAAATATCTATGAGCAGTGTTATACCCAGTCAGACCAGTGTAAGTATTAGTGGTCGTCGTCAAACCAAACAATATGCCACTCAGTATTGGCAGTTTGACTGTGAGTATCGCAGTTTGCAGCGCACACAAGCAGCACAGGTCATGGCTTTTATAGCTAAACAGCGCAATAATTTACTGGATTTTGATATTGAGTTACCGGAATTTTCGGACACACAGGGCACAGTAACCGCCATGTTGGCCAGTCAGGCAGTTAGTGCTACACTAACTGTGGGCACTTCAGCCAGCACTGGTGCCACTGCCGTAACCTGCACCAGTGCCTGGACCAGCGCCTCATTCGCTGCAGCTGGTCAAAGTGCCAGTCAGGGACTTACTGCCGGTGACTTCATTACATTCAGCAATCATACAAAAATATACCAATTAACTGATGATGTCAGCTTTAACGGCAGTGGCACTGGCGTATTGAATATATTTCCTGGACTAATAACTGCAGTAACCGGTTCCAGCACCACTGTAAATTATAACAATGTGTTGTTTAGAGTATTTTTAACAAATAGTAATCAGACCTATGACTTTGGACTGGGTGATACCAGTGCAATTACACTTAAATTGCAGGAAAGCCTTTAATGCGAACTTTTACCGCGGCAGTAGCCACAGCTTTACAGTCAACCAATTACATTAGTTGTGAATTGGTGGAATTTGGTTTAGATACGCCCCTATACTTGACCACAGCATTATGGGATATTACAACCAGCACAGTGACCAGTGGTGGCAGTCAGACCTATATCAGTCAGGGCAATTTCCTAGCATTTAGTGGTTTCGGTGAAAGCACAGAACTTAGAATAAACAATGTCAATGTAACATTTAGTGCAGCCACCAATTTATTTGTGGATGTGGCGCTCAGTGACAACTATTTGCATAGACCTATTGCAATTTATAAACAATTCTTCAATACCACTTCATTGGCCCTAATTGCGGATCCCGTATTAATATATCGTGGCACCATTACCGGTGCCAGTATTCAGGACAGTCAGTCGGAAACCACTGTTACTTTTGATACCAGTAATCAGTTCTATGATTTTGACCGTGAGGCAGGACGCAGAACCAATACGGGCAGTCAGCAAAGACACTTTCCGGGCGATTTAGGATTCCAATATAGCACAGTAGAGATATCAGATCTGCGTTGGGGTCGTGTATGATTAGAACTGCAGTGGCCGGCGACCTTAAAAACATTACAGACCTAGCCAGAGAATACTGGATGGCTAGTCCATATGGTGAACATTATGGTTTTGACTGGGATACAACTTTAAATTTTATACGAACTGCAGTGATCAGACCTGAAGCCGAAGTGGCTGTATTCACGCATGAGGGCACGGTTCGTGGCTTTGCCATTGCCATATTAGCACCACTATGTTTTAGTCAGGGCGTTAAGGCCAGCATAGAATTTGTGTATATACAAAGCCCACTAAGCCGCCCCGAAAATTACATAGCCATCTTGAATTATATGGCTGACTGGGCACAGCGGTGGCAGGCGCAGGAACTAATGATTGGCGATTATACACCCGTAGACACTGGCACCAATATGCTATATCAGGAGCAAGGATTCGGATATCTAGGACAGGTCCTGACTAGGAGATTACACAATGATTAGTCTTGGTAGTATTATTGGTGGTATCGCTGGTGGTGTTATTGGATTCTTTGCTGCACCATTCCTAGGCATAGCTGTGCTAGCTGGTGTTATTGGTGGTGCAGTAATTGGCACAGTTGCCGGTGATACACTAAAAGCCATTATTAATCCCGACATATTTGAAGGTGCCAGTAATGTCAGCAATGCCGTAGCACAGAACGGTGCTGTGATTAACAATTTACAGGGCACTGACATTGCCATACCAGTCATATATGGTCGTCGTAAAGTGGGCGGCCAGCGTGTATTTGTTAGCACAGGTGGTGACAGCAATCGTTATCTATATCTAGTATTAACCTTATCGGAAGGCGAAATTGACGCCATAGAGCGTATGTATATAGATGATCAGCTGGCCTGGACTGGTGAGACCACACATGGCAGCACTTATACCCTAGATACAGGTCGTTTCAGTGGTATTGTTACATTTCAGGCATTTCACGGCCTGGCCAATCAGACGCCCAGCAGTCTAATTCAGGGCGGAGTAGGCACCAATACCTGGACCAGTGCACATCTATTAGGCGGCGTTGCCTATGTGGCATTTAGATTGACCTATCCCACCGTTACCAACACAGCCGAAGCCGAAGCTAATCCCTGGAGTGGTGGTATACCTAGAATTAACTTTATCCTGCGTGGCCGTAAAATCTTAACTGGAGCGTATCTTGCCTATCCGGTTACGGATCGAGCTACAGCCTATGCGGCGGAAACAGACCTATATTGGTCAGCTAATCCCGTAGACCATTTACTGGATTATTTACGCAACCCCCTATACGGTAAAGGATTGCCCAATGATCAAATTAACTGGAACAGTTTCTTTCTAGCAGCAAATAAATGGAATTTAAATGAATTGTATTTGCAATTGCCCCAGGCTCAACATCATGAAGGCCATAGTGTAATCTTTACCGATCGTAAAATCATGGATAATGTAAAAACCATGCTGCAAAATATGCGATGCAGTTTGCCCTACAGTCAGGGCCGATTCAGACTGGCCGTAGAAGATAATGGTATAGATGGCAGCGTATATGCCATTGCCAGTAATCCTGTTATGACCTTGAATCATACCAATATCATAGGTGAAATCAGCATAGAGGCAGAAAACACACAGACCAAATATAATCGTGTGGTGGTGACCTACATGGGAGGTGGCATAGGTTCTGACAATCCTACCTATGAGGCAGTAGAATTAACCTATCCCACTCCGGGCAGTGCACTGGATTTGCAGTATCAGACTGAAGACAACAATAGGTTAAATCAGCTGGATTTAACCCTAGAACATATTGTTAGTGCTACCACTGCACATAATTTGGCTAGAATAATTCTACAACGAAGCCGCAGTCGTAGTAAAACCATAGGCCTAACCGCAGACAGCAGTGCAGCCATCCTGGATATAGGTGATATTGTTACCATACAGTATGGTTATAGCACACGCAATTATCCCGGTAGCAGTTTCACGCAGACCACACCCAGCGGATTAGTTATTGATGGTAAATTTCGAATAACCAATCTTACTGTGAATTCAGACTATACATTTGGCATAATTGCAGCTGAACATGATGACAATATCTATGGTGAAGAACCAGAAATAGTGCCCGAGGCCCGAGCCATTACGCGCGCTGCCGCAGGCAGTGGAGAGATAGCAGACATATATTATCCCAGTCCTAGTGCATTGAGCGCAGCAGAAATCCTTAGCATAGAAAGTTACCTAACGCAACGCAGCACAGGGCAAGTAACTGCAGTGGATGTATATGTTAAATATACGGAAGATGCTGCAACCTTAGTCATGGAATATAGATTGCAAAGCCAGACCGCATATAATTTTTGGCAAGAAGTTCCAGCTGTTCAGAATTCGGAATCTGGCGGAGTGCCCGCATATAGACATACAATTACTGGTTTAGATTTTGGTAGAACTTATGTGTTTAGAGTTCAATATCGTAATCCAGCTGGCACATTTAGTCCGGAAGCAGAAGCCACGGTGACCACAGTCGAGGCTACCGGTAACACCACTAATTATACCAATAAAACGGAATTTGCATAATGCCCATACATGATCGCCGCTATTATCCTGACGAATTGGAACTGACCTGGGCTAATCTGGCCAGTCAGAGCCTGACCTGGGCTAATGGCACTGCAAATTGGAGCACCTGGACCACTAACAGCCAGACCTGGACCTTTACCAGTAATGCCATTGACCTAGGTGTTAGCCGCGCAGGTTATCCCATAAGTAGCGCAGAGTTTGATAGAGGCAGCAGCCTGGATCCACGAACTTGCACCATCAGCTATTTGGTAAGCACGGACAATATAACCTATACAGCACAACCAGCAGGTGTCCTGGTGGGCCGTTATATTAAAACACGAGCCAATATCACAGGCAGTTATCTGGAACGAATTGAAACTGTGATGAATTTCGACACACAGAGCGAAACATTTACCAATGTAAATACTGCCTCACTATCAGGCACAGTGAACGGTAGATTGTTGCCCGTAACACAGATTAACCTAGTTACACATGTAAGCAGTCAGAGCAGCATTGGTGTTTATGGTCCCAATGCCTATGATGTTGATGTGCTGAGCAGCAATAGCTCGGGTGTGTTATTGGTCTTAAAGGATCTAGATACCTGGGGCAAGGCCAATGTGGATGTGGCTGGTATTGATTTTACTGTGCAGGGCTTTCCCCGTGTCACAGCCAATGCCACGCTGGGCATTGTCAGTATAACTTAAATACATGGGGACTATACGATGCCACTAAAAAAAGGTTACGGAAAACGGACTATTGTGAGTAATATTAGAACAGAAATCCGTGCAGGCCGACCAGCTGCACAGGCAGTGGCCATAGCTTACAGTGTTGCCAGATCGGCAGCACCTAAATCTTTAAGGAAACGATATGAAAAAAAAATATAAAACACCACGCCCACCCTATAAGCGATAACAATGACACAGATAAGTTTGCCACAAGAAAGCACCGATCTTGCACTGCATGTAGATGCCTGTGAACAAAGATACCAGCAATTGTATACTAGACTATGTGCAGTTGAACAGAGATTAACTGACATGGCTCGTGACCTAAAAACCATTGGTGATATCATACAGCGTGATCGTCAGAATACACTGCGAACTTATCTTACCGGTAGCCTGGCTCTAGTGGGTGTATTAACTGCAGTTTCAGGTGCACTAATTGCAAGGTATGTATTATGACCTGGCCCACTGCTAACATTAGCACTGCTAATTTAGACTCAGCTGCAGGCAGTATCAGTAGCAGTAGACAGAATATCTATGCAGCCATTGTGGCCCTAAATGAAATCATACAGGCCAGTACTGGTGTTTATACCCAGAGTAATGTAACCACTTACACGCCCAATTATGCGTTAGGACCAGTTCACAGTATTCAGGCTAACACAGGTCTCACATTAAATGCACCCACCAATTTGCCCCTGGGCCACAGCATGGAACTGGTTATACGCCAGGCCACCACCACGGCCTCACTTTATGTGGCCTCTGGTTATGTCACTGCGGGCTATTTTCAGGAAGGTGCACAGATCTCAGCAAACAGCCAGTATCTATTCCGTGGTGGTCTAACCACACTGTCAGGCACTGCACCCAGTGTGGATAGGTTAACCGTTCAGCGCACTGGCACCACCGAATATCTGGCAGATTTGGATCTAGGCTATATTTAAATAAACCCGAGGAATTATCACGATGTCATGGCCCAATACCACAGTAAACACAACTAATTTAGACAGCACCTCAGATTCACCCGCCAGTGCTAGGCCCGATCTATTAGCGGCCGTGGTTGCAGTTAACACCATTATTAACAGTCGTGCTGCAGTCAGCGGCATCCCCAGCCTGGATAGCACAGGTCGAATACCCACCGGACAGATCAACCCCAATATTACCAGCACCAGCAATACTGCCATTACTTTGAATAGTGCTACACAACGAGTAAATATTCAAAATATTGTTAATCTTGCACCTCAAACTGTAGTTCAATTACAAGCTCTAACAGCTACATCCGGAGATGTCAGCTATTGCAGCAATGGAGATTCAGGTAATGTCTGTCTGGCAGTGTATACAGGATCAAATTGGCGACGAGTTAGCATCGGTGCCAATATCAGCAGCAGCTAAACGACCCCATCTAGGCCGACTGGGTAATTACCAGGTTCGCATCCCAAAACAATACAGGCCGCCAGAACTGCGTGCACCAGATTTCTACACCGATTACTGCTCGGTCTATAACTTCACTAACCCAATGCATGCCAGTAGATTCTGCAATACCCTGACCGTGGCAGATATTCCTTTTTATTACATCCAAATTCGTTAATAAATACACAATTATAGGATGTTTAAGTATGCGACCAGAATTATTTCGTAGCCGTTATCCAGACACAGTGGATGGGTTATATTTCAACCTAGCTCGTTTACAGGGCCGAATCGAAGAACAGGCGTCAGGCTGTTGGTATGTGGTTAGAGGTGGGTTACACCGCCAGGGTTATGGTATGGTGCATGTATTTGATCGAACAAATCGCAGTCACCGCATGTATACAGCACATAGATTAATGTATCAGATCGCCAATCCCGGTCGTTTACGACCCAATCAGGATATTATACACTTATGCAATAACCCTCGTTGTTGTCGTCCAGATCATTTAGGGGCTGGTAGCACCAGTGAAATGGCACAAAGAGCTAGAGAACATCAGCGCCAGGAATGGGCTAAATTAGGTATAACTCAGGTCAGACAGCGCCGCAGAGCTTACAAATATACAGTGGAACAGATGCGAGCATTTAGAGACTGGCCCATCACGGCGGTCCAGGCTCGTTGGCCAGATATTCCAGCACAGGATATTAGAGGCATCACTAAAGCTATACGCGAAGGTCGTGCCTATCAGTGGCTGGACCAAGAACCCTAAAAGTGTAGGAATAAATACAGATGAATCGCCAGCAGCACGAATGCAATGTTCGTGCAATTCCACTTAAATCACCAATCTGTTATATTACGCCATGTTACCCGGAGCAACTGGCGATTCACCTATGACTGTGGAATGTGTATTTCCCCAGGTCATCTGGAGAACCCAATATACTGGAACCTGGCCCGATTGGCAGACGGAACCTGCTAGAGGCCAATTTAGCCTAAACCGAACTGTATTAGATCTGCCCCATTACCATGAACTACGCACTGCATGTCTACAAGCAGTTCAGGACTATAACCGGCATATAATTCATAGCCCACAGACTGAATTCTATATCACACAGAGCTGGATAAGCCAATTAACAGACCATGAGCCACACCCCCCACACTGCCATCCTAACAGCATATTAAGTGGTGTGGTATACTTGGCCTGTGCTGATCCGGACTGGATAGTATTTGAACGAGCTAATCCCTGGCCTATAGAATTCAGCGCAAAACGATATACTGTGCTCAATAGCAATACTTGGCATACAGCGGTTCGAACTGGTGACATCTTGATATTCAGCAGCAATTTACGACATCAGGTGCCAGCACAGCCTAGAGCTGGTGTTAGAGCTAGCCTGGCATTTAATACCTGGTGTCGTGGCCCAGTGGGCGATCCGGATAGTTTAACTTACCTCAACATGCCCTAGTTATATACTGCTAGCGAAATAACTGGCCTAGCAGGCCTGAAATACCCCATAATCGAGCCTATAGCAGTCTATATCTGCACTGAATTGGCGTGATCTGGCCTGATATTCCGTGCACATATATGTTGGTATGTCCTGTATATGTAGAATTATATCTAACAGGGATGTATTCAGAATATTTGACAAAAAATACGGTTTTTTGTATAAATGTATAAATAAACTTATATGGGAGGATATATAATGGCAACAGGTGATAATGCCGCGGCAGCGGTTTATTTTACGGATACAGATGCGGGAACAAGTAATCGCGATCAGGGTTTAAATTTACACAGACCGCGAGATCTATCTAAAGACAAAAAGACTAAAAGACAAAAAGATATTTCGCGCTATAGCGATGAAAGTTCGAGACCGAATTTGCTTTCAGCTCCTGATGGGAAGGAGACTTCGTCTCCCAGCCCAGAGGGCTTAGGAGCTCAGTGGTCTGAGCAGAGGGATCAGGTAGCAGAGCAGTTGGGAAAAGAAGATGGCCAGTGGGGTTCGGGTAGAACAATGGCCGCGGAAACTAGTTCTCGCGCGTATAACTGGATCAGTGTGCAACATTCACGAACCCGAAGGGGTTGTAAGTTAGCAATAAATTTACAAAATTCAGAATTGGTCCAGACGGGTGAAATCTTTGAATTAACTGCTGAATTAAAACATCCTAGTAGAACTCGCGAAATGCGGCGCAATGAACATGATGACTCGTTTTTTCAACAGGCCACCCCACATTTAATAGATCATTACCGACAACTTGAAGGTGAATGGTATTTGGGCAGAGTGCACGATAGGGGTGCTCGTTCGCAATGGAAATCCAATACCCTTGTGGCTGGACTAATGCGGGACAACAGGATTGTGGCCGTTGTGCTTCATCTAGACGAAGAAAGATATACCATAGACATGGACCAAGAAGTAAGTTTTCGACAACAAGCTTTTTATCACAGTTCAGGTTACTGGGGACAGTTAACACGAAGGTCACCGCAATCACTGCACAGAAATACTGCGCCACGGGGGATTGCCTAACATGAAGCCCCGAAAACCCCCAAAAAAAGTGTTGCAAATAGAGGAAATGCCTAGAGAAAGCCTTCTACCCCGGAGCTGGTCAGGCCCTCAGGATAGACTGGCAAAAATGCCCTGGGGAAAATATAAGGGCTATTACCTAAAAGATGTGCCCACCGATTACTTGAAGTGGTGTGTGCTTAATTACCAGGATCAGGGCATGGCACAATGGTTGGCCGACGAATTACAGCGTAGACCTGAATTCAGATCTGAACTTAGACCTCAGCGGTCAACTGGCAAATGTTAAATCACTGACACGCAAATTGGGTTTCTGATCCAGACGATCCACTATACGACTGGCAGTCTGGTTGCCAATGGGACCCAATACACAACAGTGACTGCGACATCTTAATAAGGCCTGATGTGGACCTGTCATTGAATGCACTACCTCAACTGGACACTCAATATGCAACTCACGCAAAAATCGATATATGTTCATCTCGGCACCTTGTGGCGTTAAATTACTTATGGATATTTATATAAATAACTGAATATTGACAAATAATGGGGAAGGCGTTATAATATCTGCATGGTAAAGACAGCGGCGCACATAAACCTACCGCCAATTGGTAGCACCGACACAAAATTTATAGATAGACCCTTGATCAATTTGGGTTTTACTTCGGGTTTGGGACTGGACATGAAGGTGCACTACCAAATTACAATCTACCAAGGCAATTACTACGAACATTTACCCAGTTGGCAACCCGATCAAACGGGCGTGGTCTTACCCGTGGAGGATTTTGAGCAGATGCTGACCTATGCTTTATTGTGCGGTGCAGCACCTGTCCATTATAGTGTTTATTATTCATTCTTTTGGTTAGATCAGCAGTATATGGATAATTTTAAACAACAACTGGCATTTTTACACCACAAATATACAGGACACGCACAATGAAAACCACTGTGATTGCAATTGCACTCCTAAGCTTAACAGGTTGTGGCGGCATGCCCACTA